CAAAAAAGAATACACATATAAACAAAAGGACAAACAGGCGTACAAAGTATGACAAGAACTGCTTCTGGTATGTCAATGTTACTTGGAGCATCAAGTTTAAATATTAAAACTGTTGTCAAAAATCTTGATGACTTTTTATTAAAACCATTAGGCGAATCATATTTTCAATGGAACATGCAGTTCTTAGAAGATGAGCTTGATGTAAAAGGTGATTTAGAAGTTAAAGCTACTGGTACAAATAGCTTGATGCAAAAAGAAGTACGAAGTCAAAGATTGACTATGTTCTTACAAACTGCACAAAGTCCAGCTATTGCACCATTTGTTAAAATTTCTAAACTTGTAAGTGAACTTGCCTATAGCTTAGACTTAGACCCAGAGGAAATACTTAATGACCCTGAAGAAGCAGCTATTATGGCACAAATAATAGGAATGCAAAATGCTGGACAAAATACTGGCGAGGAAGTTGAACCCGGTGGTCAACAGTCCCCAATGGGAGGACCTGAAGGAACACCTCAACAACCTCAAGAACTTGGACCTACAGGCAATGGTGGTGGCAACATCGGAACAGGAAATGTACCGGCTGCAGGGGAGACTACGTTTGCTGGGACTCCTAGAGCAGTTACCGGAACAGGTGAAAGAAGCACTTAACAGAATAGAGGAAAAATAATATGTTAGATTTATTAGATACAATTATGAAAATAGTAGGCGTAGTGCCTTGGGTAATTTCAATATGCTCAATGATAGCTGCACTAACACCTACACCCCTTGATGATAACTTAATAGGTAAAGCTTATAAAGTTATTGATTGGTTTGCTATTAACATAGGAAGAGCAAAGGAGAAATAATGGCAAAAGAATTTCCAGACTTAACAGGTGATGGAAAAGTTACTCAAGCTGATATATTAAAAGGCAGAGGAGTTTTCCAAGAGGGTGGTTCTATGGATGACCAAATGCAAATGGCTATGGGACAAAACATGCTTCCAGACGAAGAGATGGAAGATAACTATTTAGATTTTATAATTGACGAAGCATTAGACGAAGAAGAAGAAAGTATGCTTATGTCAAAACTTGAACAAGATGAGCAACTATCTATGCTATTTGATAAAGTAATAGAAGTTGCTTCAGAATTTGCTGGGTCTGGTCCTGTAGAAGGTCCGGGTTCAGGAGTCTCCGACAGTATACCGGCAAGGTTGTCTGATGATGGAAGAAGAAGAGGTTGACCAATTTGGAAGACCTATTGATTCTGATATAGCTCGTGATGAGTTAAAGAAAAACATGATGTCAGTTAATCCTAGATACCGATAAGCGATAGAGCTACCCTATTAGCGTAGGCACTCTATTATATTTAACCTTGAGGCTACCTTTACAATACAAGCCCTGCTAGTGCACAACGCAGCTACCTTGTAAACAAAGCCCCGACTAGGAGAAAGAATATGACTAATGAAGTCCAACAAGAGGAAACGCCAAATCCTTATAATTATAAAAAATCTTGGCACAAAAATGATGACAAACCTTTTGTATCATCAAATCAACTTTACTTTGAAGAGCCAGAGGAAAAGAATAAATTATTCAAATCTAATGACATCAACGAAGCAGTAAAAGTTGATAATGTTGAAGTAGAAGAATTGGAAGTTAAAAAGGATAAACCTTATAACAAACCAGACTACAAAAAACGATATGATGATTTAAAAAAACATTATGATAATAAACTTAATGAATTTAGATTGCGAGAAGAGGAGTTAAAAAATCAAGTTCAACAACCTGAATATAAAGCTCCAAAAACTGCAGAAGAATTAGAAAAGTTTAAAACAGATTATCCTGATGTGTATGAAGTTGTAGAAACTGTTGCATACATGCAATCGGAGTCTAAAGCAAAAGTTCTAGAAGAACGCCTTAGTAAACTCCAACAGCGAGAACAAGAGTTAATGCGAAAAGATGCAGAAAAAAGGTTAATGGATAAACATCCTGATTTTGAAGATATTAGAAACAGCGATGAGTTCCATGGATGGGCAAAAGAGCAACCGGATTCAATTCAGAAATGGATTTATTCAAATGCTGAAGATGCCGATTTAGCATCTCGTGCTTTAGATTTATTTAAAAGAGATATGGGTGTAGATACTCCCAAGGAAATAAAGTCATCTTCTAAGACTACACAATCTGCTGCTGATATGGTTTCAACTAAAACAACAACAGTTGAACCAAAGCAAGAGAAAGTTTGGTCTGAAAAGGAGATTGCTGCTATGAGTATGGATGAGTTTGACAAGTATGAAGACGAAATCAGCAAAGCCATGCAAGAAGGCAGAATCATAAAGTAACTATTAATATAAAGGAGTAAGTATCATGGCTCAATATTTTGAACCCTCAACCGATACTAATGCTAACTTTGCAAACTCCGTAAGTGGACAAACTAATAGCTACTTCCTACCTAGTATTTATTCTAGAAAGGTATTAAACTTTTTTAGAAAGAGCTCTGTAGTTGAAGCTATTACAAACACCGATTATGCCGGTGAAATATCTGCTTATGGAGACTCTGTAAAGATTATTAAAGAACCAGTTATTTCTGTGTCTGATTACACAAGAAATACTGATACAACCCAAACTATGTTGACTGACCAAGAGATTAATTTGGTAGTTGATAGTGCTAAAGCTTTCAAATTCATCGTAGATGATATTGAAACAAATATGTCACATGTCAACTTCAAAGAGGTTGCAACTTCATCTGCTGCATATGCATTGAGAGATTCATATGATGCTGCTGTATTAGCAACCATGTTCTCAGGTGTGTCATCATCTAGCCCAGACCATATTATTGGTGCTGATGCTGCTACTACTACAGAAACATTAGGACAATCACAAGGTGGTTCTAATGCTATTGACCTTTTAGGTTCTGATGGTAGTGGTAAAGACCCATTAGATGTTATGGCATTTATGGCTAAATTACTAGACGAACAAAGTGTACCTGAAGAAGGTAGATGGTTTGTTGCTCCACCTGCATGGTATGAGCAGCTTTCCCAGTCTGGTTCAAAGCTAATGAGTGTAGACTTTAATGCTGGTCAAGGTTCAATCAGAAATGGTTTAGTATCAAGTGGTAAACTAAGAGGTTTTGATATGTACAAATCTAACAATATTGCTTCTACATCAACTTGTAGTGGTAAAGTGTTAGCTGGACATATTTCATCTACAGCAACTGCTCAAACTATTATTTCAACAGAAACATTAAGAGACCCAACATCTTTTGGTGACATAGTTAGAGGATTGCATGTATATGGTGCGAAAGTATTAAGACCTGAAGCATTAGTTTCAGCTTTCTTTACAGTCGATTAAGACTGAAAAACTCGGGGGAGTCTTCGGACTCCTCCACTTTTAAGGACATAATATGGAACATAACAAAGAAAATTTACAAGGTAATCCAAAACCTGAAGGTAACATTTCTTACTTTAATTCTATTGAAGAAAAAGAAAAGATGTGTAGAAAGATGGTTGGATATAATGAAAGTTTAAAAGAATCAGATAAAGGAGACAAATAATGAAACATAAGAAAAAAGAAGAAAGAATGGGTATGATGTATGGTGGTAGAAAATCTGCTGCTGGTGGTATGTACATGATGGATGAGAAAAAAAGAAAACAAATGATGCACGGTGGACCACACAATAACATGGACAGAATTGGCATGTTTAAGGGTGGTGCAATGGATGTTCAAGACCCTAATTAATGAAAGTTAAAGCACCAAAAGGCTATCATTGGATGAAACAAAAAAATGGTAGTTTTAAATTAATGAAACACAAAGGAAAGTTTGTAAAGCATAAAGGTGCAAGTTTAACTGCGAACTTTGCTATACAAAAAATACATACAAAATAATGGCAACAACATATTTAGATTTAAGTAATGAAGTTCTAAGAGAATTAAATGAGGTAGTATTAACTTCTGGTTCATTTGCTTCAGCTACAGGTATTCAAGGATTTGTTAAAGATGCAATTAATAAATCATTGTTTGATATAGCAAATGCAGAACCACAGTTACCTTTTTTTAGTGCTGGAGTTAGTGGAGGTACAGACCCTTTTTATGGTAATGTAACTGTAGCTACTGTAGCAGGACAAAGATGGTATACGTTAAAATCTGATAGCTCAAGTATAACAACAGATTATTCTTCTGTTGATTGGGATGATTTTTATATTACTACTATTAATGTTAGTGGAGAATCAGAACCTTATGTATCTCAAGGATTAAAATTTTTAACACTTGCTGATTGGAAACAATATCATAGAGATGCAGAAAATGCAGATGATGCTAAAGGTTCAGATGCTGCTCATGGCGAACCTAGATATGTATTTAAAAGTCCAGACCATAGAAAGTTTGGATTAAGCCCAATACCAGATAAAGTGTATAACGTGCATTTTTATGCATTTAGTAAACCAACAGCTTTATCAGCTTTTAATGATGAAATACCTATGCCAGAACAATATAGTAATGTTGTAACAGCTAGGACTAGATATTATGTGCATCAGTTTAAAGAAAATATTCAACAAGCTGCTATGGCACAAGATGATTATAAAAAAGCTTTACGAGCTATGAAAAGTAATTTAATTAATCCACAACCAAAATATATGACTGACGATAGGAGATATTTCTAATGGCAGCATCAATGCCATTTTCAGTACCACTACAGGGTGGTCTTAATAAATCTACAAACTCGTTAGCATTATTAAGAACTCCCGGAGTTGCAACAAAGTTAAGAAACTTTGAGGTATCTATTGAAGGTGGTTATAGAAGAATAAATGGTTATACTGTTTTTGGTGGTGGTAGTGCTGTTAGACCTAATACTGCAGAAGATATAGAAGGATTATCAGTTTATGCAGATGGTGTAGTGGCTGTAGCAGGTAATGATATATTTTTTAGTCAAGATGGTACAAGCTATTTACAAATAAATAAAGCTAGTGTAGATGCTTCTGGTGATAACTTTAGTACTTTTTCAGGTCGTAGTGAGTTGTCATTAACATCAATAGACCAATGTGAGTTTGCATTATTTGAAGGTACTTCAGATTATGGTGAGTTAGTTATAACAGATAAGAGTGGTAACAATAAACCTTTCTTATTTAAAATGACAGGTACATCTGCAGTATTAAGTTCAAGAACATTTTTTGTTAGTCAAATAACAATTAGTGGTTCAACAACTGCAAAGTTTTGCACCATACATGATAATCACTTAGTTGTATCTGGAGACCCTAGTACACCTAATACTATTTATTTTAGTTCAACTGGAGATATAGATAGTTTTACAGGCTCTGGTGCAGGTAGTATAACATTAGAAGATAAAGTAGTTGGATTAAAAAGTTTTCGTAATGAACTATTTATATTTTGTCAAAACTCAATATTTAAGTTACAAAACATAAATAATTCTAGCACTATTGCAGTAGTTCCAGTTACTAAAAACGTAGGTTGTGTTGATGGTCAAACTATTCAAGAGATTGCTGGTGACTTGATATTCTTAGCACCAGATGGTTTTAGAACAGTTGCTGGTACTGCAAGAATTGGTGACGTTGAGTTAGGAACTATAAGTCAAGCTATACAACCAATTATAAATGATGTTGTAACAGCTAAAAGCACATTACAATTTAGTAGTGTTGTTATTAGAGATAAATCACAATACAGAATGTTTTATAGTACTTCTAGTGATACATCAGGAACTTCGAAAGGAATTATAGGAACATTAAGACCTAATGGTTTTGAATGGTCAGAAACATTAGGCATACAAGCTCCAGCTATTACATCAGGATTTGATAGTAGTGGAGTAGAAAAATTTTATCATGGTGATAGAGACGGACATATTTACAATCACGATACTGGTAATGCTTTTAATCCAGCAGGAACAGCTACTAATATAGAAGCTGAGTATCAATCACCAGATTTTGATTATGGAGATTTAGGCACACTAAAAACTTTAGATTATGCAAAAATTGCCTTTACTCCAGAAGGTAATGCACAACCAACACTTAGAGTTAGATTTGACTATGACAGTTTAGATACCCCACAACCTGCTGACATAGTTTTAACAGAGATACCAGAACCAGCTATTTTTGGTTTAGCTTTATTAGGTACACAAAAGTTTGGAGCATCTGAACAACCTTTAGTACGACAAAGTTTAACAGGTAGTGGACATAGTAATTTTTTTAAAATTTTTAGTGCAGATACAAATGCACCATATGCAATTAATGGACTATATGTAACATATAGACCTTCAGGCAGACAATAGGAGATATAAAAGATGGCAGGATATACTAGACAGAGTTCATTTAGTGATGGCGATACCATTACTGCTGCACTTTTTAATAATGAATATAATCAATTAGTAAATGCTTTTAATGTAAGTTCAGGGCATAGTCACGATGGTAGTACAACCGGTGATGGTGGTCCTATCTCAAACTTATTTAGTAACGCTTTAGTATTTGGTACAAATGCTGAAAGTGATATTGCTATTACCTTTAATGCTGCATCTAATGATGGAGTATTGACATGGAAAGAAGATGAAGATTACTTTGAGTTCTCTGATGACTTATTAATTGCAAC